GATGACGCGACGGCTTTCCGCCACGGGGGCGTCGTAGTCCCCGTCCGCGTAGGCTCTCACCCACGCGGTGAGGACACCGCGGCGGTCTGCCTCGGCATCCTCAATGAGCTCCCATCCTTCTGGGAGCTCAATGCGATTCCAGATGCTGCCGTCTCTGACCGCATCCAGGATTTCCTCGGCGGTTTCACCGCGGAATTCTTCATCGTCAGCCCAGGTGCTGACGATTTCACCGTGGGCATATCCAACTGCCGCCGCCTCACGGGGCGACATTTCGTACTTAATAGTGAGTTTCATTTTTTACCCTTTCTGCCCTTCTGGGGCTTTATGATGCCGGGCTTTCGCCGGGCTTGTTTTACTTGAAGCAGTTCTCGACTGCTTCAATTTCCGATTCTTTGTCGTCTGGGCAGTAGAGGACGCCTGCGGTGGTCATAAAGACCCAGTCGCAGAAGTCCTCGATTGCGACGACTTCTGCCTCGCGATTCTCGATCCAGACTGCGATGCGCGCGTCGTCCTCGACTTCTGCGCCACCTTCGCGCGCTTTCAGGATCAGGTCTGCCCGATCCAGATTATAGCCGCTAACTTCCTCCAGCGGATACCAGTGTCCCACTTCCGCGCCGGCGTCGGTGGTTGCGTTGATGCGGGTTCCGGTGATGCTGTACTTAGTCATGATTTTTTCTCCTTCTTTTTTTTGTTTTTTTCTGGCATCCTTGCCTTATGTTAATCAATATAGCATCAAAAATTAACATTTCAAGCTGTAATGATAATTTTTCTTAATATTTTTCTGTGTAATGATAATTTTTCTTAACATTTTAGATGACACGCAGAAATTTTTCAGCCAAAAGTCAGCGAGTATCTCTAAAGGGGGGATATGGGGGGATGATGTATAGATATAGATATGTTTGTGTATATATCTTGCGCGCGCGAGGGACTTGCGACAGAGCATATCAAAAAGAGATAAAAAATGTTCTTTGCGCGTGAGACCAATTATCCCCCTGCCCCTGCTTGAAACCGCCTTTTTCCAGCCATGACATTGCCCGAAAAAAGGTAAAAGGGAGCTTTTATACCATGGATAGACTTTTTTCTGCTGATTATACTTCTTCCGCGCAGCTTTTTGACGCTGACTATCAGGATAAGTGGCTGGACTATGTCAATGGAAATTTTGGGCGTGTGGATGGCGCGCGGGATGAGGCGTCGCGCAGAGTTGATGAGGAAATCAGAGCTCGAATCGCAGATGAAAGGACACATCAGGCTCTGGAAAAAGAATATCTGGCTGGAAACTCCAATCTGGTCTGGAATCCAAATACCAAATCATGGGCGCGCAAGGGAAGCAACAGGGTCGAATATCAAGAAGGACAGTACCTTAATCAGGTACAGCAGATGCACCAGGACTATGACAACATACGCGACAACTATGGTCTGACGCGCGATGAGGTGGATCTGGGGACTGCGCTGTATGACACCGAGGATCAGATTCGTCAAGGCAAGCTCAAGGCGACGCCGGAACTGGCTGCGCAGATGCAGAGTTTGAGGGACAGACTGGGCGAGCGGGAAACTGCTTTCCGTGACTGGCGCATGGCTCAACAGCCTGATACGGAGCGTGGATTTATCGGCAATCTGGCAAGCTGGGCGCGCGGACAAGGCTGGAATCAGGAAGACAGGACGCTGAAAGCGTGGGAACGCTGGGAGCAAGCGCTGAATCCAAAATTTGACCTTGAAAAGGTCGATGAGGTGGAGATGGCGCGAGGACGCATGGGTATCAGCGACACGCTGGCAGATATGGCAGACAATCCAGCTGCCTATGTGCCTTTTATCCAGTACATGGACATCAGAGGGACGCACATACAGGACGCTGCACTGCGTCAGCAGTCTGGCAGGGAGATGTATCTGGCAGCCGCGCGCGGCGACAAGCTCAAAGCGCAGAAGATGTGGGACAACGACCGTGCGCTGCTGGAAAAGTACAAAAATGACCGTATGCGCGAGACTTTCCAGGGGACAAGTCTGCGCAAAGAGGTGTCCGATACACTGGCTAAGATGATTCCATACGCCGCGGAAATGTATATCACAGGGGGAATGGCGAGATCTTTTGTGCCTGGCGTCCGGCGGATGGCAGTCATGACCGACCGCGCGATGGGGCGCAGTCTGATGGGGGAAGCGGGAAAGATGGTCGCCGGCGGCGCAAGCCGCGTGCCTACGATGATTCTGCCGATGGCGTCGCAGCTGGTTAATCAGAAGCTGACAGAGGAAGCGATCCAGCAGGACGAGCAAGGCAACTGGCACTATGACGACAGCAATATTGACCAAGGGACACTCTGGGCGAACAGTGTAATTCAGGCATCTGCGGAAGTTGGAAGCGAATTTTCCGGAGGTGTGCTGGGCAAGCTGGTTCCGGGCAAAATCAAAGGATTGCCGGGCAAGCTCAAAAAAGCAAAATGGGTGCAGAAATATGCACCGGACGGGAAAATCCTGAAAAAGTTTTACGATACTGCGAAGAAAGCGCACTGGGACGGCACACTGGAAGAAATGGGCGAAGAGTATCTCAACAACTTTCTGGTGTACGCAACCGGGGCGGAATCCGCCGGGGCGAAAAATCCGGAAGACTTTCTGGACCGTATGCAGGCGATGGTGGAACAGTCCGTCGATCAGACGCCGTCGATGGCGATTTCTTTTGCAATGCTGCCTGGCGCGGCGATGGTCGCAGATATGGCTGCGACTTCTGCGTCCCGCAAAAAACAATACCGTAAAATCGAGAACATGATCCAGAATATCGGCGAGCAGGTAAAGCAGCAGCGACAGCAGACGAATCCGGCCGCGCCGACACCGGCAATGGAAACAGTACAGCCGGAACAGCAGACGCAGACAGCCCCGCAGCCGGGAGACCGTCCGCTGGTTGACGGACGAGAACCGGTTTCCATGGATGAAATTGAAAACGTGCCGGAAACGGCGTCCGTGCCGACGGTTCAGACGCCGGATGAATTTGCAGAACTGAACCGGAAACTTGCGCTGGCATATGTGGACGGGAAAGCGCCGCAGTTGAAACCTGTGAAAAAGCTTTCCAGGGGACAGAGAGCGGTTCAGCAGATCATGCAAGACCTTTTCGGGAAAGAGGTGGTGTACTATGATGCGTCCGGCGCGAAAGCTCCGGACGGGATATCCCATGCGGGGGATGGAAAAATCTATCTGCACACCAAGTGCAGCAAGTCATTGCTGTTCGCTGCTTTCCATGAGTTTTACCATGAGTTGCGCGGGACAGAGGAAGGAAAAGCCATTGCCGAGGTGATGCGCAAAGCCGTCAAGCCGGAAGTGTATGAAGCATGGAAAGCGAAATACAATCAGGCCAATCAGAACCTGGGGATCAATCAGCAGAACGAAGACGAGCTTTTTGAGGAATTCTGCTCCGATTCGCTGGGGACGTTTTCCGGGCGGGAAAGTTTCTGGAAAGAACTGGCAAGCGAACAGCCGGGAATTGTGCAGAAGTTTCTGGAATGGCTGGCAGAACTCAAAAACATGGTAGTGAGCCGCTATGCCGAGGAAGAAGCAAAAAGTGTCATTGCCGACCTTGACCGTGCAGAGAAACAGGTGGCGACCATTTTGAAAAAGGAGACAGCGCGTCATCAGAAGACCAGAGCTGTGGATGGTTCGATGCATGTTCAGCGGGTCAAGACGGGCGAGATTGCCGCCGATCCTGCGCGATTCCAGTTCAAGGGAGACGTGGATGCGGAAGGCGTGGCGCAGGACAAAGCGCTGGGCGGTCAATGGGACGACAAATCCGCCGGGGTGCTGTATCTTTGGGAAGACAATAATGGCAGAAAGTTTGTGGTGAACGGACATCACCGTCTGGCACTGGCGAACCGTCTGAACGTTCCGGAAGTCAATGCGATCATCGACCGGGAAGCAGATGGCGTAACCGCGGAACAGGCGCGGCGCAACGGAGCCTTGCAGAATATCAGGCAGGGACAGGGAACGGTGCTGGACTATGCCAACTTCATCCGACAGGAAGGGATGAGCGAAGAAGAAGCCGGGAAAGAAGGACTGCTGTCCAGAGAAGAAGGCAGGACGGGTTATCTGATCGGACATTATGCTTCGGACAATCTTATGGACTTTTTCCGGAACGGGGACATTACCGCGGCGAAAGCGGCGGCGATTGCGTCGGTGGCGCATGGAGACGCCAATCTGGAACGTGTCGGTCTGCACCTGCAAAAGGGAATGAGCGCGGAGGCTCTGATGCAGACGCTGAAACTGGCACAGAATGAGCTGAAAAACAATGCGGTCCAGGCGGACGATCTGTTCGGGGACAGCGGAGACGCGGCATTGCGGGAATGGGAAGAGCTGGGCAAGCGGGCGCAGAAGAAGCAGGATGAAATCGCCAGAGACATCAAGGCGATCCAGAACGCGGTGCGGAATCCGGAGACTGCGAAGAAAGGCGGCGTGGACGTCCGGGAGAAGGCGAAGAAGAATCTGGAACGGTTGAAGCGGGAACAGCAGCGGTGGAAGAACTGGCATACGGATGCGGAGCTGATCGCCACCATTGCCGGCAGTGCCGGCAATGGCAAATATGAAATAGGAAATATGAAATATGAAATGGGAGCCGAGCCGGGGTCGGAGACTGCAGTGAACGGTCAGGAGACCCAGAAAGCAAAACCCATGAAGGAGAAGCCGGCTGAACCTGCGGCGGAAGTGAAAGCGGAACCGGAAGCGAAGGTGGCAGAAAAAGCGGAAATGCCGAAAGTTGAAGAATCTGCCACTGCAAAAACACCGGAAATTGTCAAAATCAATACGGTTGCGGAAATCACGGATGAGGATTTTCAGAAGCCGTACCGCAGTCTGGAACTGCCGTCTCTGCCGGAACGCACCTTGAAAGCGATGGGCAAAGAAGCCAAACCCGTTCTGCTGAAGCAGAATATTCTGGTGAAGAACCGGAATCATCATCCGGAACTGTCAGAGAAGGACAGCCGGGAGACTTTGCAGAAGGCACTCTACGAAAATGATCTGGTTGGACAGTCTCAGCCGTCAAAACGTCCGAACTACTGGGTCGCAGTTCAGTTATCTTCCGGGAAGAATGCAGTGGCGGTTCTTGATATTACAGAAACGAAAACGCATCATGAGATTGTCGGGTGGCGAATCATCAACGACAAGAGCTTGCAGGCTTTGAAGAATCAGGCTGTCCGGGAGGGCGGTCAAATCCTCACTTCGCAAGATGATAGTCTTCGAGTTTCCTCAGACCATACGGAACCGGGCAACCTGTCCAATACTGTAACACCGGAAACGGAAAAATCAAGCGAAGCGGCGGGGAAAGTTGAAGAAAAAGCGGAAGCGAAGAACGGACAGCCGAAGGTTGAAGAGCAGAAGCCGGAAGAGAAACCGGAAGCACAGCCGCAGAAAGAAGAGAACAAGGTTCAGGTTGACCGGAAATTCGGGAAAATCTGGGAGAAGGACGGCAAGAAACGTCTGTATCTGAATGAAGAAGATCTGGAAAGACTGGGAATCGACGGAAAGCTGGAAAAATTTTCGCCGTATGTGGATTTGAAGGAAGGAACATTTGTCGCCAAGAACAGAAGCCGGTTCACGGTCGAAGAAGTGGACAGGATTCGGGAATCGGCGCGTCAGCGGATGAAACTCGAAGAAGAAGGCATTCAGGCGGACGAGCTGAAAGATATTCACAGTATTCAGGATCTTATTGACAACGGCGAAGGTTTTCCGGTTGAACTGGAATCGGGCAAGACCGGAACCGGCGAATTCGGTAAAGTCTGGGAAAAAGACGGGCAGAAACATGTGTATGTCTATGTGCGCGAGAACGGAAGTTCCGTCCGGAAACAGGGACGCACGAAGGTGTCGTTCAGTGAAGACGGCAAATACAGTGCAGACCCGTCCGGAAGCCACGCCGATGTGGTGAAAAAGGGTCTGGACAGGATTCTGAATGCGGAAGAGCCGGTTCAGGAAAAAGAACAGCCAGCGGTTGAAAAACCGGAAAATGATGCTACTGTAAAAGAACCGGAACAGCCGAAGGAGAAAAATGATTTTATCGGGGAGCATGTGTTCGGGATCCCGGCGGATGCGGTACGCGGTAAACTCGGCGGCACAGAAACCAAACCAGAACAAGGAGAAGAAACGCATGGCAACGGTGAAGTGGAAGAAGGCGGACATCGTGAACGACAGGTACGCGATGGCGCGTCTGCAATATCTGGCGGAGTTTCAGAAGGAAACACTGTTGGGTCTGATCAAGGCGGACCTGCTGCTGAAAGATCTGCAAAGGGCAGCGATGCTGGGTTGGGAAACACTGAAGGACCAGGAGACAAATCCGTATCTGGGAGCGGGCGGAGCGGAAGAACTGGCGATGGAAGCGGCGACGTCGAACGGGGAACTGCCAAAAGAGCCGGACGCGTGGACGAAGGCGGAACGGAAGCTGGTCCTCAACTGGTGGAAGAAAACGTTTCCGGGAGAAGAGAATCCGCTGTACTGAAAGAAGAGAAAGCGTCTCCGAAGGCGAACGACCCGGACGCAGTGAATCACCGTATCGGGAAGGATGACGAGCTGATCGCCGGAGGGGACGTTTCGAAAATCAAGGCGAATCTTGACGCATTGCGTCTGCTGAAGAAACTGGAAGCGGAGAACCGGAACGCGACGGCGGATGAAAAGAAAGTGCTGGCGAAATATGTCGGCTGGGGCGGTCTGCCGCAGGTTTTTGAACGGGGGCACCGCAATTATGATGAACTGCGGGAACTGCTGACGAAGGAAGAATGGGATTCGGCGCGTGGAAGCACACTGAATGCGCATTACACGGAACGCGGCGTGATTGAGCAGATGTGGCGTCTGGCGGAGAAGCTGGGCTTCAAGGGCGGCAAAGCCGGAGAGTTCGGCGCGGGGATCGGTCATTTTCTGGGACTGGTGCCGGACAGTCTGGCGGCGAAGACGAAGTTCCGTGCGGTGGAACTGGATTCGGTAACGGGCCGTATGCTTCAGAAGCTGTATCCTCAGGCGGACGTAACGGTGGCGGGTCTGGAAGACACGCGGATCGCGAACAATTCGCTGTCGCTGGTCATCGGGAACTTTCCGTTTGCGAAGCTGGGACCGAATGACAAACGCTATCCGAAGTTCAGTCTTCACAACTATTTCTTTGCGCGGGCGATTGACGCAGTGAAGCCTGGCGGACTGGTGATTGCTTTGACGAGCAACAGCACGCTGGACAATGCGATCAGTCTGGGCGCGCGTAAATGGCTTTCGGAACGTGCCGACCTGGTGGGAGCGATCCGTCTGCCGAACAACGCATTCAAGAAAAATGCCGGAACGGAAGTGGTAACGGACATCATAGTTCTGCGCAAGAAGGACGGGACCAGGTTCCAGGGGGAACAGTTTGAGCTGTCCGCTGAAACGACCTGTTCGGACGGGAGCGGGACGGCGCGGATCAACGAATACTATGTGAAACATCCGGAGATGGTTCTGGGTCAGAACTCGATGACCGGCGGTATGTACAAGGAGAACAGCTATACAGTGCGTCCGAATGCGTCTGCCGATCTGCATAAGGAACTGGGCAATCGGGTTGACGAACTGGGCAAGCGCGGTGAGGTGCTGGGAACGAAACAGGAAGCAGTGTCTCTGGAAAACACTCCGGACACAGGCGACCGGAAGTTCGGCGAGTATTTCATCCGGGACGGCAAAGTTCTGGTGCAGGGCAAAGAGAGTGCGGAAGAAGTTCAAGGTCTGAAAGCGAAGGACAAAGAGCGGATCGAATCGTTCATCACGCTGAAAAACCGTCTTAACGAAGTGCTGAAAGGAAATCTGGACGGAGTTCCGGATGCGGATTTGAAGAAACTTCAGCAGAAACTGAAATCGGCATACGACGCCTTTGTGAAGAAGTTCGGAAACATTGCGGATACGCGCAAACAGATTCTGCTGCGTGAAGACCCGAATTATATGCGGGCGGCAGGTCTGGAAGTGGTTCGCCGGGAAACAGTGCTGGGGATCGAGAAGAAGAGCTACACGCCTGCGGACATATTCACGAAGCGGGTCATTCAGAAGTTCAAAGAACCGTCGAAAGCGTCCAGTCTGGAAGAAGCGGCGCAGATCAGTCTGAATCTCAAAAACAGGATCGATCCGGAATATGTGGTGAAGCTGGCGGGAATGCAGACGGAAAACGCGCGTCAGTTTCTGCTGGACAGCGGGAAGTTTTTTGAGGATCCGGAGAGCGGGGAACTGGAATCGTCGGGCAAATATCTTTCGGGGAACATAGCGGATAAGCTGAAAGCGGCGGAAGAAGCGGCGTTGACGGATGGGTCGTTCCGTGCGAATGTGGAAGCGTTGAAGAATGCGATGCCGGAAGCGAAGAAGATAGACGCGATCGGCTTTGAGCTTGGGACTACGTGGCTGCCTGAAAAAGTGGTGGAGAAATGGGCGGAACAGGATCTGGGCGTGAGGTATCCGCGAATCCGGTATTCGGAAGCGGGAGACTTCTGGACGGTTGAAGGGAATTTCTATTCGGTTGCGGGTTACAATCAGGACGGAAAGAGTGCGAAAGATTTTCTGGAAGCCGCGCTGAATCTGAAGCGGATCGTCATCAACGAGAAGAACATCTTCGGGAAAAGTGTGCCGAATAAACCGGCGACACTGGCGGCGAACGAGCTGAAAAAGCAGATGTCGGAACGTTTTGTGAACTATGTGAAATCCCATCCGGAACTTGCCGAAGCGGTGGAGAAGGTCTACAACGAAAAAATCAATGTGGTGGTTTCGCGTGATTATCAGGCAGGCGCGGACGGGATTTATCCGGGTGCGGCGGACACGGTCAACGGCAAGCCGGTGCGGATGCGTGAACATCAGCGTGCTCTGATCGCGCGGGCGATTGAAGGAAACACACTGATCGCGCATTGCGTGGGTGCGGGAAAAACGTATGAAATGATCACGACCGCCATGGAGCTGAAACGTCTGGGTCTGGCGAGCAAGAATCTGATCGTGGTGCAGAATTCGACGGTGGAGCAGTTCGGGGAAAGTGCGCAGGCGTTGTATCCGACCGCAAACATTCTGTGTGTATCGAAGAATGATTTCGAGAAGAAGAACCGCAAGCGTTTTCTGATGAAGGTGGCGAACAACAACTGGGACATCATCGTGATGCCGCAGAGCCAGTTCAACATGATCCGGGACCGTCCGGAAGTGGAGATCCGGTATATGGAATCCAAAGTCGCCGAACTGGAAGAAGCGTTGGAAGGGCTGGACAAATATAAAAACCGTCTGACGGTGAAGGAGCTTGCCCGGCAGATCAAATCCATGCAGGCAAAGGCGGACACGCTGATAAAAAACCTCCGGGAGCGTGCGGAAGATGTGGTGTATTTCGATGAACTGGGAATTGATTCGCTGTTCATTGATGAAGCGCACCTCTACAAAAAGAATTTCTTTGTATCGAAGCTGCCGCAGATGAAAGGACTGGACCGGAGTTCCAGCCAGCGGAGTTTGTCTCTGACACTGAAAATCCGTCAAGTGATGGAGAAGACCGGCGGGCGGAACATTTATCTGGCGACGGGAACGCCGGTAACGAATACACTGGCGGAAGTGTGGAACATGGTGCGTTATCTGTATCCGGAAGGAAAGATGCCGTTCGGGTGCAACACGTTTGACTGTTTTGCGTCGATGTTCACGGAAACCAAGAGCGATGTGGAGCAGACGGCGGCGGGCACGTACAAGAGTGTGGAACGTTTTGTGAAGTTCAAGAATCTGGGCGACCTGCACAAATTCTTCACCTCGGTGGCGGATGTGGTGCTGCCGGAAGATCTGAAAGGGGTGAAGCGTCCGCCGCTGAAAACCGGCGAAGCGCAGCGGGTCATCATTCCGCGGAGCAAAGAAATCACGAAGTTCATGGAATATCTGAACGACCTGTATTCGTGGTTTGAAGGTCTGTCGGGCGAAGAGAAGCGGGAAAACAGTGCGCTGGCTCTGCAAATCTACTCGATGGCACGGAAAGCGAGCATTGACATGCGTCTGGTGGATGCGTCGCTGAAAGACGATCCGAACAGCAAGCTGTCGGCATGTGCGCGGAAAGTGGCGGAAAAATATAAAGAGTATGATTCGGTCAAGGGAACGCAGGCGGTATTTTTCGACCTGTACAAGAATACCGACAAAGCCACGGACAAGGTGCTGTTCAATGCGTATGACGAGCTGGTGCGGAAACTGGCTGCTCTGGGGATTCCGGAGAATGAGATTGCGCACATGGGCAACGATATGACGGATAAGGCGAAGGCGGATTTGTTCGACGCGGTGAACGCCGGACGGGTGCGGGTCATCATCGGCGGAACGCAGACACTGGGAACGGGCGTGAACATTCAGGAACGTCTGGCGTGTGTGCATCATGTGGATGTGCCGCAGCTGCCGGCGGACATGGAACAGCGGGACGGTCGTATTCTGCGTCAGGGAAACACGATTCCGGAAGTGGAGATTTTCCAATACGCGGTGGATAAAACGCTGGATTCGGCGTCGTATCAGATGCTGGCGCGGAAAAAAGCGTTCATCAACGATGTGATGAAAGGACGCATGGACGGTGAATCCGAAGAGCAGAGCGGCGACAGTGTGAGCTATGCGGAATTCTCGGCGCAGATTTCGGGCAACAAGGACGCGATCCGGATGGTGAAGGTGAAAGCGGATGTGGAACGTCTGCGGGCAATGGCGGGAGCTCATGCACAGCAGGTGCGCGGCAACCGGAGCAAACTGTCGGAAGAACAGCGGGCAATGAACACCATGACAGCGGTCAAGGGTGCATTGTCGGAAAACATGAAGACGTTCGAGGCGTTCGACCCGAAGAAGATCACTTTGCCGAACGGGGATGTGGTGGAGCGCAAAGACCTGATTGCATGGCTGGACCAGTATCTGGAAAAGCACAAGGGAGCTTTCAAGTTTGATTTTTCCATCAGCGGGATTCCGGTACAGCTGGAACGGTACTGGTCGGAACTGGAAGATACTGTCAAGCTTGCGTATACCATTACCATTCCGGGCTTGAAGTCCGGGTATGCGAAGTATGGCGGCGAGTTCAAGAACGGCACGGGTTTCATGCAGAGTTTCGCCTCGAACATCGGCGCGAAAGCGGAAGAAGCGGAGCGTCTGGACAGACGGATGGAAAATCAGCGGGAACTGCTGAAGAATCTCGAAGAGAGCATCAATGCGCCGTTTGCAGAGGCAAAGCAGCTGGAAGCTCTGGAAGCGGAATACACAGAGCTTGCCGGCCGTCTGACGTCCAATGAAAGCGAGAAGCATTTTGACGAGAGGCCGGATCTTCATGATTATCTGGACGCGAATGTGAATATGTCTGCCGAGGTCGAATTCTCCGAGGATGAAGAAGACGGGGAACAAGGCGACGCCGGCAAGGTGAAGATGAGCAAGCCGTGGACGGGCGAGAAAGAGGAATACCCGGCGGAATGGGGAAAATGCTTTTCGCAATACAGAGGCAAAAAATATTTGGCAGTTCAGCATCTGTTACACAGGAAAGAAGGTTTTGTGCCGGCGGCATTTCATCGTGAAGACATCGGCGATATTGACATTGTATACGGGGAAACCGGTGAAGGCGTCAAAGACAAAAGAGGCTACGGTCTGGCGCATATCAGAAAACGGCATCCGGGTATGAACTGGAAGCTGTTCAGTCAAGTCATTCAAACGGGTGAACTGAAGGAAATCAATGACCGTCGGGTAAACATTGTGGACGGGAAAGCCAAAGTCATTATTGAACTGGAATGGAAGGGACAGGAAAGAAAATGGGTCGTCTCCGCAATGGGAGGCGACCTCACCTCGACTGCTGATAGTTTACTCGCCAGCAATCCGCAAGAGGCAGCGAAACAGGGTATTGCCCCTAAAGGTATAATTACTATAGGTGATCTCTGGGAAAAATCAAGTCAAAAAAGTGGAGACTTTCAGGAAAATGACGGCGGAACGATAAAATTTTCGATTCGCCGTGAAGAGCCGCCGAAAAAGACGCGGACGGGCTATAAGGTTTTTGCGATGTTCAAAAGTCATCCGGGAGAACTGTTTCCGCCGATGGTGGCGAATCCGGGCGGAGCGTCAACGCCGGTTGGCGTCTGGCTGAATGCGGACGCTGCGCCTCGTGCGGAAGACAGCAAGACCGGCAGACCGCGTGTGCAATCCGGGGGCAAAGGAACGAACGCAGGGAAAGCGACGCTGGCGTATCGTCCGGGGTGGCATCTGGGACCGCTGCCGGAAGCCTCGCAATTTCTGGTGAAGAATCCGGAAACAGGCGAAGCGAAATCCATGTTCCCTGAAAACTTTGTGTTTGCGGAATGTGAATTTGCCGCGGATGAAGATTATCAGCAGGAAGCGATGTCATACGGGTACAATGCGTCCGGGAAATTTCAGCATTCTCTGGCGGGATTGCCGAAAGTGCCGAAAGACGGTTATTATGTGTACCGGACGAATCCCGACCCGAAAACAGTACCGTGGTATATTTCAGGAGCCATGCGGGTGAAACGTCTGCTGAATGACCGTGAGACGGCGGAGATTCTGCGTGAGAACGGTTCCCGGATGGTGCCGAGACGGGGCGGTGAACTGGATCTGAAAGCGTGGGGATTCGACCGGACGGATTTTTCGGATGACGGGAATGTAAAGCTTTCGAAACCGGCGGGAGACAGAGAAATAGACCTGATGCGTCTGGAACGTCCTGCGTCGACACAGGCGGAAGCTCTGGAAGCATTGAAAGCGTTGTCTGGCGTGAACATCGTGAACCGGGAGACGGGTATTGCCGCCCAGATCAACCGGACGCAAAGGGACAAGCTGGTCTCTGGTGCCGCGTTGGCAAAAAGCCAGTTAAATGGTTTTACTTTTGCGGATCATTTTCATGCGGTTGCGAATATTGACCGGCTGTTCATGAACGGCAGTCTGGTGGATGACCGGGCGGACAGAAAAGGCAATCCGGATGTGGTTTCCATCAAACGGTTTGTTGCGCCGGCATGGTTGAACGGAGATTTTGCCGAAGCCTATATCACGGTAAAGGAAACGACCGGGAACAAGCTGTATTCACTGGAGCTGGATGAATTGAAAAAGCCTTCCGATTTAAAGGGTGGCACATTCAAAGAACGATACCACATACCGGAAGGCTATGATACTTTACTGCGGAAAGTCGAAAAAGCAAGAAGAGTTTTCTTGAAAAACGAAGAAAAAGCCAAACTTTCGAAACCTTCTGCGAAGCTGTCGGAGATGACGGATGAGGCGAAAGGCTTTGTGAGAAGTCTGTTCACGAACGGCGGACACAGCAAGCCGGATGTGAATCCCTGGGCGAAGACGTTCGGGACTATTTTCCATTATGCGCGACAGGTGCCGTCACTGGAACGCATGTTCGACGCGGCGGCGAATCTTGCCGAAAATAAAACCAAACTGCTGAAACAGCTGTTCAACGGGGAGACGGGACGCGACATACCGGGCGAACTCCGGGCGCTGGAAGCGAAGCAGCCGGAAGAATACCGGAAGCTGAACGACTACATGCTGAAACAGGACCGCAACCGCGCCGGCGGCTTTGTGCATGTGAACGAGACGGACGGCAAGTTTGTTGCGTGTGATCTGGAAGGCAATGCGGTTGACTGGTTCGACAGCGAAGAAGCGGCCTGGGAACGGGTCTTTGCCGAAGAACGCAAGGATGTTGTCGCACACGGAATCATGGGCGAGACGGCGGCGGAACTGCTGTATCAGGTGCGGAACGCGTTCAACCGTTCGTACATGGAACTGCGCGGAAAAGCGGAAAGTTACAGGAAACGCTGTGATGAATACGGGATGGATTATCCGATGATCGGAGAAGGCAAAGATGCGGTGAGCGTCTTCGAAGCGATGAAGAAAATCGGCGATTTGCGCGGAAGCTATTTCCCGCGTGTTCGTCATGGGGACTATCTGCTGTTTGCGCACAAGGAAGGGGAGAATCCGCGTCTGGAAGCGTTCACGAACAAAGCGGCGCGGGCAGTCCGTGAACTGGCGTTGAAACGTCAGGGGTATGAAGTGAGACTGGAGAAGTCGAGCCGTCCTTCGGATGAAGTGTATACGGACGTTTCGATAGCGGGGATGAACGATCTGCTGAACCGTGCGCTGAACAGCATGACGGAACGCGGGATCACGTTTGAGGAATTGGATCTGGACGTGAAGCGGAACGGGTACAAACTGAAGAACGGCGAGGAAGGCGAGGAGCTGGTCATAAGCGGACACATCACGCCGAGCATGAAGAATGTGCTGAAACAATTCGGCGGACAGTTTTACAACGGTGCATGGCATTTCAAGGAGATGGACCAATACACGGAAAAGGCATTTCGGAAAGCTCTGGCGTTCCAGAAAGGAATCCAGATCCGGGAAGCCGGCACGTTCGGGAAAGCGATAGCGGAACAGCTGGCGATGCTGCTGCACATGCGCGGAGCGTCCTCGCACAAGATCGCGCGTTCGGATGCGACGGGCAAGGATGTGTATCTTGGCTATGAAGAAGATTTGCGTCAGGCGTTCGGGGTTTCGGTGGCTTCGATAGCGGGCAGTTCGGCGAAAAGCCAGGCGGCGCAGGAGATGATGGAAGCGTTCACGGGGACGGACATGAGCTATCTGGAATGGCTGGATGCGACGTATCCGGACGAAAAAGAGCCGGGCGACATTCCGGGTCTGGAAAAACCGGAATCGGAGAAGGAACATGCGCAGAAAGGGATTTTCCGGATACCGAAAGGCAAGACATATGCGGGTCTGTGCATGGAATACATGGATTTCTGTGAAGACCGCCGGATCGATTCGGGCAAACAGCCGAATGCGTATAAATCGGGAATGGATTTCTACAAGGACATGATGCGGAACAACAGCAATCTGGAAGACGCGCTGGGGAAATACAAGGGCTGGATGAGCGTGTATTTTCTTTCGCGGGCAAGTTCGGGACTGGTCAACATGACAACCATGCTGACGCATGTTCCGGCAATGATGTCGGCATACGGCAAGACCACGATTCCTCATGCGATGAAGCTGGTGGCGCAGGAATCCGGGAAGTATCTGCAATATCTGCGGTGGAACAAGTTCGGGAAAGGTCATGCGCTGAACAGTTCCGATGCATGGGTTTATGACAAGATTCATGAATTCGGCTGGGACAATTCGCAGATGGAGCGGGAAGTTGCCGGAACCGTGCTTACCTGGGGCGGCAAACTGGAACGGTTCATCACGGAAAAAGCCTTGTGGGTGTTCTCGTCGACGGAAAGATTCAACCGGAATGTAACGATTGCGGCGGGTTACCGCGGACTGCTGGAAGCGGAACGGAAGGAAACGGGGAAAGAAATCAGCGAAGAACGGAAGATCGAACTGCTCCGTCAGGCGAAGAAGGATATTTCCGACCGTTCGCACGGTGTGTACGGGAAACTGAATCTGCCGGATGTGATCCGGGGCGACAGTCCGCTGGCGGTTGGCGGCAGGATGTACTATGACTACAAGACCTACACGCACAACACGATACAGGACATGGTGGAACTGGGCATGAGAGGCAAGAACAAAGAACTGGCGTGGATGCTGTTGGCTCCGGCGGTGATCGGCGGCGCGAAAGCGTCGGTGCTGCTGACGCTGGCGAATCTGATCTGGTCTGCGCTGGGGGGCGATCCGGTGAAAGACGTGGAGCAATGGTGGTATGAAACGGCGCATACGCTGGGCGGCGAGCCGGGTGAACGTTTTGCGCGGATGGGCGCGGCAGGGACACTGGGACTGGATCTGCGCGGTTCGATGAGCATGGCTGGCATAGCGGAACTGCCGAAGACCACGGAAGAACTGCTGGGTGCGCCGTATGCGTTCGGCAAGGGGATCCTTACGGGTGCGGGACTTCTGGCGAAGGGCAGATATGCCGAAGGAGCGGAAAAGATTCTGCCGGCGGCATTGTCGGCTCCGGTGAAAGCGGTCCGCGAACAGGCGGAAGGCGTTACAGACAAGAAGGGGCGTCCGGTGAAATATGAGGACAAACAGATCGTGCCGGACGTGCTGGACACACTTTCGCGCAGTCTGGGCTTCAATCCCGCCGGAATCAGCGAAAAGCGCGAAAAGCTGTGGAGCGAGAAGAAAGCGGCGGCGTATTACCGTGAACGCCGTGCGGAGATTTACGCACATGCGCGAGAATGGGCGAAAACACCGCTGCGGAAGCGTTCGGAATGGGCGAAGGTCATGCGCGAAGTTGAGGAATACAATGCGAAAGTGAAGCGTTCCGGGCGCAAGGGAATCGCGGAAATCACCGATGAAGGATTGCGCAGGGCGATGCGATGAAGTGAGGAGAGCGGCAGGCTGGATTTACATCCGTCTGCCGCTCTCTTTATAATGAAGAATGGTTATTTTATATTTTGCACAAGGTTTTTTAATCGTTGCGGAGCTGTTCCTAAAATTACACCGATAACAATTTTACGAACAACATGTTCTGGCAATCTTTCTGCTACTCTGGCTTCTTTGTTGTGAATCTTATTGCGCAGGTGGGATTTTTCTATTTCCTTGACATTGTTGCAATCAACAGCAGATGGTCTTAAATATTCAAATTCAACCAAGGTTTGCGGGTCTTTCCCCGTGTTTTTAATAAAACATCTTCGTTTATCTATTTGCGTAGTCAAAACACCCAGAACCAAAACCTCTGAACTCTCCGGGCATAAATTCAATACGACCATATAATGTTTTCCGTCAACGGCATCATGTTCCATAAGAAAAACATCGCCTTGGGAAATAAAGTCTTCCGGATTCAATGCGTCAAAGATATTCATTGAAGCAACCGATCCACATCTGCTTCTTCCTGAAAAATTTCTTTGGCAAGGTTGACATGATCTGTCGTCAAACCGCAATGGTCATCAAATCCAGGTTTTTCAAAGAAGTCCAATACGTTCATTTTCTGTCTGGATTTATTATTAATAAGATATGGTTCATGCTTTTTCCATTCCGGGAGTTTATGGGTGAATTTTACAATATCATGTTCTTGCAAAAAGATAGAAAAAGCTTTCTGCAAAGCTTCAACTTCCGTTGAGCCAAGTTCATCTAAATCAGGAGGCAAAACAGAATGAACAATATGCTGCTTCGGCGCGGACAGATACTTTTCTGCATATTTGGAATAAACAGCAGAAATTCTATCGAATTTTTGTTCTGCGATATTTTTCGCACACGAAGCAACAGGGCCATATTTCATAGCCCAGTAAGCATCATTCGAAATCATTGTTCCATATTTTCGCATATGAAAACGGTCTGCAAGAAAAATCAGTTTCAGCATATGCAATTTAGAAATGGAATGTTCGGGAGATTTATCCGCGAAAAAATTGATCATCTGAACAATTTTTTTATAATTCGGTTTCATTTTTCTATTCCTCCAGCAATAATATATCGCATCATAGTTGAAATACAAGTTTTTTATTTTACATTTTTGGAATATTTTCAGTTGCGTTTTCATTCTTATTTTTTTGACAAAAATCAAGCGAAAAAGTTCCGGGACGCAGAAAAAAAATACGCCGTCTCATTTCCTTCATTAAAGAAAACCGCCAAAAACTTTAATGAGAAGACCCGTCGTTAAAGAAATCAGGGAAAAAGTTTAATGACGGAACTTTTTCGCTTGACTTTTGTCTGTCGATATGGTACATTATCCTGTACAGAAGAAGGAGCAAGGAAATGAATGCAGTTAATTACACGACAGCAAGAAAAAATCTTGCCGGCATGATGGACAGAGTATGTCAGGACTGCGATACTGTGATCATCACCAAAAACAACAACTGCGCAGTGGTGATGATGCCGCTTTCGGATTACGAATCCCTTATGGAGACGGATTATCTGCTGCGCAACAGTGCGAATGCGGCACATCTTCGCAAGTCGATGGAATCAGCCTCGCGGGGACGGGCAAAAAAAGTTTCAATGAAAGAGCTGGATATACCTGATGCGTAATATTCTGTTCACACCGGAAGCCTGGGCGGATTTTGAATACTGGCTGGATAAAGATCCGGAAAAAGCGGAACGAATCCGCGATCTGATCAAAGAATGTATGCGGACGCCATTCACGGGAACCGGCAAACCTGAGCCGTTGAAACATGAACTGTCCGGCTACTGGTCAAGGCGTATAACCCATGCCGACCGGATGGTATACAGCGCAGACCAATACAACCTGACAGTCATTGCGCTGCGATACCATTACAAATAAAAATGTTTACTGGTTTTTGAGGGCGCGGAGGAGCAGGTCGCGGACGGAACCGGACTGATTGTCTTCCAGAGCGCGGATCATATACCGGAGCGCATCCATGGCATGGTCGTTTTCCTTTCGCGGTTCTTCTTTTGCATTGCGTCCTTCGGAAGCCGGCAGCCATTCATAGGCATACATTTCGTTGAGAATGTTTTTCAGATTGCGGAAAAAAAAGACGCGGGGTTTTCCGGATGAATCCGGAACGAGCCGCTGTTTGACGAGCTGAATACCCTGGATCACTTCTTTTCTGGCGGCGACGGTGGGAACTCCGCGTTGGTTGAGTTCGGCGCGTTCTTCGGCGTCATGGTCGGCAACGGTGAACAGGAATTTTTCATCGCCGGACATTTCCAGAATGGTTTCGGCATTGAGAGCCGTCAAGGTTTTGTTGCGGTAAAGTTCCCGGTAGATATACAGTCTGCCGTCATGATCGACTGCGCCCCAGAGACAGACGAACGGATTGGTGAATCCGAAGTCAATGGAACGCACGCGTGTCCAGTCGGCAGGGATTCTGAACGGTTCGACAGTGTGAATATCTTCGTCAAATTCGGAATAAACCGCGCCGTCGTTGTCCCGCCATACGCCGTTGAGCATCCGGTCGCGTTTGATGTCAGGGAGTGATTCAAGCATTTTAATGAAATCCTGCGGCAGGTTTGCCATGTTGTCATAAGCAGACCAGTTCATTCTTGCCCATGCGTCGGCGTTTTTCAGCGGCTGTTCGGTTTCGGGATCGACGTGCCGGACGCCGACATAATGGAGCCAGTGGCGCGGTCCGCGCGGGTTGCAGTCGATAAGGAGCTTCGGAACCGCCATGCGTCCGGAAGCGTCGTAACAGCGTTGAGCGAGCCGGGTAATAACCATCTGCATGGTGTCGTAAGAGAGCTGGGTAGCTTCGTTGAGAAAGACTGTAATGTATTCCGTTCCGAGAATTTTTTCCACACGTTCGGCGTTGTCGAGACCGCCGACAATAATTTCCGAACCGTTGTAAAACCGGAGAATGAGTTCGGTTTCATTGAAAGTGAAAACGGTTCCCAGCATGGAACGGTACTGCGGAGAACCGAGGAGATACTTTTTCAGAGAATCGGACCAGAGAGAACTTTTTGCATGAGACCGTGATTTTCTTGCCATGAGCTGTCGTGAGCCGGGAAACTGAAAAGCGCGCATGATGATGTATTCGATGAAACCGGTGGTTTTTCCGGACCGTGCGCCGCCGTCAAACAGGATGTATTTCTTGTCCGGATTGGTCAGAATGGTACGCCATGCGAGTTTCTGTTTTTCATTGAATTCATACCGCATAAGGCTTTCCTTGCATAACTTCCGGGAGCATGAGCCGGATAATCCGGATATGATGAGAAACGGTGCGGCGCGGGATTTCGAGACGTTCGGCTACGGCGGAATCGTGAATGCCGGGATTGCGGAGAATGACAAACAGGATTCTGCGCCGTTTTTCGTTGCCGACAATGGAACGCAGACGTTCCAGAAAATCAATAAGCATTTCGGGATCACGTCCGGCGGGAATAATCTGTTTTTTCTGGGCATGGTAATCCTGTTTCATTTCGCATGAAGAACAAGGCGACGCCGCATAATCAGAGCCGGGAGCAGCGGTGAGATAGAACTTGCAGGATGCACAGGACAGACGCGGATTCAAAGAAAGTTCATTCATTACCATATATCCTCTCTGGTTTGAGAAATTTTATTGATGCGTTCCAGTTCGAATGCTTTCCATGCGTGTTCAAAACCGCCGGCGGCGGCAATGGCAAGAGCCTGAATTTCAACAGGAGCTTTGGAGAACGCGGAATTGGGATCGAAACTGCCGACGGCATTCTGAATCATGGGATTGTCGTTGAGTATGAGTTTATCCTGTTTCATGATGGAAAGCATGGGGTCAAACGCATGAAAGTCGTCCGGCATGGAGATATTATGTATGCGCGGGTATAAGCTGTCCTGTTTGAAATAGATGCGCTGTTCCATGCGTATCATGAACGCCTGGGCGACGATGTTTCCGGCGATATGCTGATTGCAGAAATAATCGGCGACGCCGAAATTCTGATATTGCCGCCGGAATTCCGACGCGAGGAAATTGTCGTATTCCTGAAAGCGGACGAGTTCGAGCAGAGCGGCTTTGCCGTCGGATTCGAAGAAACCGAGGATGCACAATATGCCATACGGAGCGGCGGATTCAGCCGGTACAGGAAAAGCCAGTGAACCGGCGACAAAAACATTTTCCGAGGAATCACCATTGATAAAACGGGTAACCTGCTGAGGTGAAACGGAATATTTCTGCGGCGGCTGGAATCTGGCAGGTATCATGGATTCACCTTACGCCGTCCGGCGACAGAAAAGAAAAGACGTTGTTCTGAACGGTGATGTCCTGTTGAGGAGATGAATTGAAGCCATTCATGGAGTTGAGGAGATCGACGGCGGCGATACGGTCGCGATCCTTTTTGCTGTCATCATGGGCAATGCCTTTGAGAATGTCCATGGCTTCTTCGCGCGACCACATGGAAATTTCGGCATTCTGATTCTGAAGGAACTTGATCCGTTGTGCAACATCCGTTTTATTGGCGAGGCGGCGACCGGAAGGCGCGGCTGATTTCGGGCTGATGTTCGGATAGCACAGCAAGTATGCGTCCCTGACAGAATGTCCATTGGCGACAGTCTGGGCGAATTTTTCGTGAATACTGTTTTTCAAAGGATTCATAAAACTCTCCGCTGGAATGATTTTTTGATAATATAACATGATTTTACAATAAATCAAATATAAATTAATTGTTATAACAAAAAGAAATTGCAATGTTAAGAAATGTTATGATGCTGTTTCGGATATTGCCGTGAGGATTCAAGGAGAAAATGCTTTATTTGAGGGGAAAAGTTGCCCGAAAAAAAGTAAAGGAGCGCACATGATTATCGAGACATTGCAGCAGGTGTCGGTTCGTTTATCTGAAATGGCGGCGGCACAACAGAAAGAAATAGTCCAGAACCCGAAGATAGGCGAAGGGCGGGACAGTTTTCTGTGGAAATGCGGCTATGCTTCAGGGCTGGATCGTGCGCGCGAGCTGATTGACAAAATCATCAATGAAGGAGATGAGGCATGAGTGCAGAGACTGAAAATGCAGAAGTCCAGATCACTGAAAACACGGAACCGGAAACGACGGGAGCGGAAATTACCGCGGGTGAAGATGAAGCGGTCAACTGGAATGATGTTCCTGAACCGGACGACGACCCGTTGAAAGAGCATGAGCAGGAAGCGGAACAGACTGTATCGAATCCGGAATCCAAACCGGAAACCGGCGTGCCGGAAGCCAAAGAAAATTCTGCGGCTGGCGGAACGGAAAACGGCGAAGACGTCTTCTCTTTTCTGAATGAACTGGATGCGGCGGCAGACGGTGCGGATTCCGGCGGCAATCCTGTTCCGGCTGAACAGCAGGAAAAACAGAATGTTCCGGCAGATGAGTTCAATGCGGACACTGTGTTGAGCGGCCTGGAAGACCCGGAGATGAAAAGTTTTGCGGAGGATTATCCGGAGGAAGCGAAGTTTGTGGCGAAGCTGGTGCATCAGATGCTTGGCGGGGGGAACGCGAACGAGCAGATGAAGCGGATTGCCGCATTGGAACAGTATGTGAGCGGAGCGCGTGAGCAGGTTCAGAGACAGGAAGCGCAGAATGCGCAGAACGCCTTTGAACAGGAAGTGCTGAAAATCCATCCGGACGCGAAGGAAATTATGACGGAACACCGGAAGGAATTTGCGGACTGGCTGAAGAAACAGCCGGTTTACCTGCAAAGGCGGTTCCGTGATTCGAGTGATCCGGAAGAAGCGGCGGACATTCTGACGCGTTACAAAGCGGGAACGGGACGGCAGACGGCGGCTTACAAAAAACGTACTGGGCTGTACCGAGGCTTTGGAAGCGGCGGAAAAGTGAAGGGTGCGCAGGGCGGCGAAGAAGTCGGCTGGAACAGTGTCCGTGACGAGGATGTTCCGGACTATTGAAGTTTTGACAGGGGATGCAGATATGGAAGCAAAAGAGAAACAGTTTGACAAGGCATTGGAACGGAAGGAAATCCGTTGTCCAGCGTGCGGCAAACTGCTGCTCAAAGGCGAGTTCCGGCGAGGAACGGCACTGTATCTGCGCTGCCGCGGCACACAATGCGTGTATCACCGGAAAGAGTTGAAAATCAAATTTTTATAATGGAAGGCAAGTAAAACCAATGAACAAGAGAGGCTCCATTGAAGCCCGAAGACCAGGAAAGGGCTTTACAAATGGCAGACATGGTAAACAGGTACGGGGATGTGTCCCAGCGAGTTGGAATTTACTCGGTCAAAAAATTCCTGAAACGGGCGCAGCATGAATCTATCGTGGATAAATTCGCGCAGTTTACGCCGATCCCGAAGAATCACAGCCAGACGCTGAAATTCCGGCGATACAAATCGCTGGATCGAATCACTACGCCGCTGACGGAAGGTGTGAATCCGGACGGCAGGAAATTGACGGTGGAAGACGTTACGGCGAGGATCGATCAGTACGGCGGAGTGGTGAAGCTGACGGATCAGATCCTGGACACTCATGAAGATCCGGTTCTCAATGAGGCGACCAGTCTTCTGGGCGAACAGGCGGGAGAAAGTTTTGAAGCGATCAAAATCGGCATTCTGAAAGCGGCGACGAACCAGTTCTTTGCGGGCGGCACGACCACCGCGACGGTGAGCAAGGCTGTTTCGCTGGGACTGCTGCGCGAAGTTTACCGTTCCCTGCGCCGGAATCAGGCACAGAAAATCACTCGGATCGTGAAAGCGGGTCCGAACATTTCGACGGAGCCGGTGGGAGCGTCCTATATTCTGATGGGACACTGCGATCTGGAAACGGACTTCCGGAAAATCGAAGGCTTCATTCCGGTGGAAAAATACGGGAACTCCATGTCCGCGATTTCCGAATACGAAATCGGCAAGGTGGAAAACTTCCGTATTATCCTGACCAACATGTTTGAACCGACGAAAGCGACCGGAGCGGAAGGAACGACCCTGCTGTCCGGCGGAGTTGCGCCGTCTGCGCAGGCGAAAGCGGATATTTACCCGCTGTTTGCGGTGGGACGTGATGCGTATGCGTTCACTCCGCTGGGCGGCGAGCATTCCGCACATGTGGTGGTAGTCAATCCGAAACCGTGTCAGAGCGATCCTCTTGGGTTGAACGGCAGTGTCGGCTGGAAAGGCTGGATGGGCGGCACGATTCTGAACGACCTGTGGATGAGCCTGATCTGGGTCGGCTGCTCCGCCAGTTACGAATAACGGAACCAACGCCCGGTCTTGCTGAAACGGCAGACCGGGTTTTCAATGCAAACAACAGGAGAACGGAAGAATGGCAAAAGAGACCATCGAACAGAATCAGAGCAAGGGGACGAAAACACGTTATTTCCGGGTGCGTTTTCATGAACGGGAATCGAGTACGGAGATGCCGAATGTGGTTCTTGGGGTGAACGGGGAAATTCTGGTTATCCAGCGGAATGTGGAAGTGATTATTCCAGAACCGTATCTGCGGGTGGCGCAGTCCGCGGTGATCCGTTACAGTTATCCGGAACCGGGCGATAAAGAAACGAAAGTGAAGCATTTTGCGCAGAGCCGCTGTGCCTGTGATGTGCTGGGCGAAGCGACGGAAGAAGAGTTCCTGAAAATGAAAAGAGAAGGAACAGAGAAATTCATCCGCGACCAGAAAAAGAAAATTGAAGAAGCGGAATAACGGGGAGAATCAGAGATGCCGCTGATGGAAAATACTTTGAACGATCTGGCTTTCGGAGTGGAAAACGCCAGCGGCTGCAATGAGCGTCCGGCGGTTCTGCGCGCGCTGCGGGACAGTGCGCGGGAGTTCTGCCGGATGTCGGAAATCTGGGTCAGAAAATTTCTTTACCGGGTGGAAGAAGGGATCACCACGTATGATGCGGCGGGAGCGGAAGATGCGTTTGTTCATCGCGTGATTTCGGTGCGTCTGCGGCGGAACAGGCAGGAGAAATGCGGACAGGAAACCGAATACGAATTGCTGGACGGAAATACCATCCGGATAGACAGAGAGCTTTTGAAGAATCAGAAATATCTGGAAATTGAATCGGTACTGCTGCCGAATCCGGGGAGTGTGAACCTTCCGGAAGAAATTGTGGTGAGGAACCGTGATGCTCTGGTATACGGAGCCTGCGCGCGGCTGATGCGGCAGGCTGGCAAGCCGTGGTTTTCCATGGAAATGGCGGAATACTATCAACAGAAATTCTTCGGCGAAATCCAGCGGGCGATTGCGGACAGCCGATATGAACATGAAACAGAATCGACCGGATTTTCCGGCTGAATGAAACAGAATACAGGAGCCGCATTATGCTGGTGCAGGAAATCATAGACCGAGTGCGTTTTGATCTGGGCGACCAGACAGGATATGACTATGCCGCCCCGGACATCAATTCTCTGCTGGCAAAAATCCGGCGTGAATTGAATGACGAAGAGAATCCGGCGGAAGGAACGGATGTTCTGGAAGCGGTGCGGAAAATTCTTGCCGACGGGAAGACGCATACCGGCGGCGAAGCAAGTCTGGAAAGCATACGGGCGGAACTGAACGATACGGCGGATATCGGAAGCGGTATCGGCACAGAATCCATCGCACAATCTGTGAGGGCAAAACTGGGAGATGTTCCGGATGCGGCTTTGGGGACAACGACGGCTGCGAACATTGACGTGCAGTCGGTGATCCATTATGCGGCGTGGGGCAACATCGGCGGAGTGCCTGGAACGAACGGGAGCATTAACGGTTCGGTGCAGTATGCAAGTTCCGGCGGGATGCTGGGAACGTATGCGGAAGACGGGATCAAAACGATCCGGGGAATGCGTCCGGATGCGCTGGTCGGGAATGCGTTGAGCGGAGGCTTTCAGGCGGCATTGAATCTGTATGTTCTGGCGCGGTGCATTGAAGGCGAAGTGGAAGTGGAAGCCGACCGGAGCCGTTACACTATATTCTACGACCGTTTCATGCAGGCGGTGAAAGCGGTTCCGCCGCATATCCCGGATGCGGTGATAGCGAATTACATTGAACTGGGAGAAACGGAAATCAATGGAAAGCGTCCCGATCTGGGATTATGCAATGCGACGGCTCCGCTTCTGGAAGACTTTGTGATGTATCATCTGTCGCAGAGCAAGCTGGGCGAAACGACGGCTCTGCAAACGAACCTTCAAAGATTCCACAGCAGTCTGAACGAGATTCCGTATCATTATTCCAGTGAAGAGCTTCTCCGTTACATCAGAGACGGAGAAACGGCGGTCATGGAGCTTCGGCCGGATGCGGTGAATCATCTGGAATGTTTTTCGGATGCGGTGAAGAGTTATGCGGTCTGTCATGCGCTGGGACGGCGTTTCGGGAAAGCTGCGGGAACGCTGGAACTGTGGCAGACGCATGATGCGAATTTCAAAGCGGCGGTATCGGCAGTGCCGTATCACTGGACGGATGAAGAACTGAATGTGTTCAAGGAACGCGGAGAACAGGAAATCCGTTTGAAACGTCCGGATCTGGCAAACAGTGCGGCGGAGAATCTGTGTCTGGCGGATTACATTGTGTTCAGTGCGGCGGAAAACCGTATCGGGAAAGAGACCGGCGCGGGCGAACTTTACAAAATTCATTCAGATAATTTTCACCGGAATCTGGAAACTCTGCCGAAGCATTACAGCAGTGATGAATTGGAATCGTATCTGAAAGAAGCAGAGGACACGCTGAAAAGTCTTCGTCCGGACGCGGTGAATGCGGACGGTCAGATCCGGAGCGATTTACAGGGATTGCTGGTGTATTATGCGGTGAACCGTGCATTGGACCGTGATTTGTCGAACGCGTCGGTACAGGCGGTGTGGAAAAGTCATTCGGAGCGTTTTGCGCAGATGGTTCAGAATCAGCCGTACCACTGGGAAGACGCGGAACTGTTGAGACTGCTGCATGATTCACTGCGGGATATTCTGCGGAGACGGGCGGACGCGCGGATGGACGAATACGGGAATGAACGGACGGTGCGGACGGAACCGGAACTGACGGAAGCATATCCGCTGCGTGAAAGTTTCGCGAAAGCAAGCGAATGCTTCTGCGTGTACGGGGCGATAGCGGCTCGTATCGGACGGGAAGCCATGGCGGACGCAAAATATCAAGTGTGGAATAGTCAATACAACAACCTGATTGGCGGAGCGAGATAATGAAGGAAATCAAGATAAATCCGGAGACCGGTACGCTGGAAATGGATGAACTGTATTTGCAGGACACGCTGAAACTGATCCATTCGGGGAGTTCCGGATGTCCGGTGTACGCGGTGTTCTGTTCGGGGAATGTGGAATATCTGGAAAGTCCGGAAGCGGACGCGGGCGGTGAAGCGGAATTCACACTGGATTCCCTGGGACTGCGCCGGGCGTTTCATCATGTACACCGGGACGGGAGCCGCATATTCGAACTCCGGATCATGCGGGACGGCAAGGCGGTGTTGTCGGAAGAAGTGCGGATCTTCAACCGCGAAACGAAAACGATGGATGGAGAATCCGTCAATCCCGGAATCATCGGCGAACTGGTTCAGAATTATCTTGACCTGCATTCCGGTTCCCTGAAAGGCGAACCGGGCGAGAAGGGCGAAAAAGGCGAACGCGGTTTGCAGGGTGAAAAAGGCGAAAAAGGCGAACGCGGTTTGCAGGGCGAACGCGGCGAACAGGGCGCGACCGGCGCAAAAGGGGCGAAGGGCGATCCAGGCGAACGCGGTTTACAGGGCGAACGCGGCGAAAAAGGCGAGAAGGGCGAAAAAGGCGAACGCGGTTTGCAGGGTGAAAAAGGCGACAAGGGCGACAAGGGTGCGCCGGGACAGTCGATCTCTTTTGACGATCTGACGGAAGGACAGCAGAACAAACTGAAAGGTCCGAAGGGCGACAAAGGCGACAAAGGCGACAAGGGAGACGCCGGCGAGAAAGGGAACACCGGCGAGCAAGGTCCGAAGGGGGAACGCGGCGATACCGGGAAAAGCGCGTTTGACCTGGCTGTTGAAAAAGGATATGCCGGAAATATTGACGACTGGCTGAAAAGTCTGAAAGGCGAAAAAGGCGACGGGCTGAAACTGGATGCGACGGTCAAAGTGAAAGGCGATTTGTCTCTTTACGCGCAGGCGGAAGCGGGATTTTCCGTCGGCTATACAGAAACGAATTCATCCAGCCGGGAAACGACGCTGTATATCTACATCAAGAAGACCGGCACATTGGATGACTGGTGTCCGCCGCTGGTGATTACCTGGCAGGGCGGCGCGGACGGAGAGAATGCAAAAATCATTGAGCCGGTGAAATTCCATACATCGGAAAACGGATCCCCCGCCATCGGCAGTGTGGAAGTGATTCAGAACTGCATAAATTTTGAAACGCCGTATGCGGAATGCGTTCCGGCGGGAGTGTATATCGACACGGAAAACGGCGAACAGCAGCTGTTTTCCGGCGCGGGCGGGATAACGCGTCTGGTCAAGAACGGGCAGGACATCAAAATTTATCTGGGAACGAATGTGCCGTCATTTCAGACCGGAAAAGTGTACTTTGCACAGGGCGCGGCGGATCTGTCGATTTACCAGCTGTACCGGAAGAAGGGCGGCAAATACAATTACAGCGATTTCAACGCGAAGCTGTTCGAGCTGATCGGCGAAGGGGAATACCACCCGGAGCCTGAACCGGAAGAACAGCGCATGTACTACGGCTATGTGAACGACGGGACAACGTATCAGGTCAGCCAATTGACGGAAGCGATGCTTGCACTGGGAACGGTGTCTTCCGCCGGAGCGGGAGCGAAGACGGTCAAAGTGAATGCCCCATCCGGCGCGGTGGTGTTCGTTCTGGTGCCGAAAAACTCCGGATTGACGGTGCGCAAGGATAACGGGGTCGGCGGCAAAGCGCCGTTCGATGAGGACAACGGCGCCGCGGGTACTGGCGCGAACGGAACGGAAATGACGTTCGGCGGGACAACCTACCTTGCATACGGGGAATTCAATCTGGTGGATGCGGAAACGATCATTTACATAGGAGCGTAAAAGACATGGCAACGAAAACGACTGGAAATCTTCTGCCGGGCGGGGTCAATACTCCGCTGGATGCGCGTTTTGCGGTCGATACACTGAATGATGTGGAACAGATGCAGAACCCTGTTCTGGGCGGGATATTCTACTGCCGGGCGGACGGAAAGCACTACAAGATCACGGAACTGGAAAGCAAGCTGGTCGGCGCGATTACGGTGGCGAACGCCAAAGTGAAAAGTTACGAGGAGTTCGGTGGGAATCCGGAGGAGATCGCGGCGATCAACACGTCGCTGGCCGGTTTGCAATCGACGGTCAACACGCATGGGAGCTTGATCACTGACAACAAAAACGCCGCCGCCAATCTCCTGAGGCAATACAACGGTCTGGACACGCGCATGACAGCCGCCGAAGGAAACATAACGGGACTGAACAATCTGCCGAAGCTGTCGATAGTGCAGAGCAGCACAGCTCCGGAGAATCCGTCGAACGGGACGATCTGGATTCCCACCGAATCAATCGCATACTCCGTACTGGACTTGATCGCGCCGGATCCGGCGCATGTAACAGACATTCCTGCCTGGAATACTGTGTATCAGGCTGCGAACGCGTGCTGGATTGCGGTTTCTATTGTAGGTTGTGCCGGAGCTGTACTGCTTGGAACAGAAGCGCAGTATGTTGATTCCCATCCTATGGGGTTTTATGTCGGTGGTGGTACTGACTCTGTCTATTCTTTTGTATTCTGTCCGAAGGGATGGTTTTACAAAGCGTTCTTGTCTTCCACTACCGCAACGTTGAGTTATTCACATAAACAGATTTGGAAGTGCAAAGGAGCGTGAGGAAGCATGATAAAAGTTGCATACGACGCGGAAACGGGTGAAGTCAAGAACGCATTCGACAGTTCCATTGAGGTTTCCGGGGAATTTGTTACGGTTACCGAGGACGTCTGGAACTCGATGACCGGAATGAAGCTGAAAGTGGTTGACGGTGTGCTTGCGGCTGACTTGTCCGACGCCAAAGAGAAAGCCCGGAAACGCCTGTGGAGCAATTACAAAGAGCACCAGACAAAGTATGTGGACGCGGAGGACTTGACCCTTGCGTCCCTTTGCGCCGCCGGCGGCAGTGTCAAAGGCAAGGCGGTACAGGCGTGGGTGATGGGACTGTGGAAGCAGTATTACACGGTCAAGGACCTGGTGGACGCGGCGGAGAACCTCGAAGCTTTGAACGGATTGGACCTGACGGCGGCGGACTGCGGCGAACCGCCTTACACGATCCGGGAACTGAACGAGGAAGCGGCGGCGGTCATGGCGAACAGCAATAGCGGAAACAGCAGCACGGAAACGGAAGGTGTATAATGAAAACGACCAGCACGACCGGGGGCGCGCCCGCCGGTTTGACGCTCGGCTTTCATGCGGTCTGCCAGATGGATGGTATGACACCTGAAACGGTGGATTTGTCGTTTACGATGGAAGACGCTGCAAAGACCGGCTGGGAAAGAACATGGTTGAGTTCAGACGGAACGCTCCGTTTACAGGCAAAAGTTTATATTGAGCAATCGCCGGGTTCTGACGTTGACGATTCGGCGCGGACTTGGTTTATCACATCCGCATCGAACAGCGCAACTAACGTTTGGGAAGCAGACCAAAACGGCAGTGATGGACCGGCAGACCCGTGGAACATGTCCGAACTGACGTATGACGAGAACGGGATGTTATATACCCTGACGTGGACGGTTTCGGAAGAAGTCGCGCCGGACGGGACGTTGAATAAGACATTGATCATCCCGGCAGAGTCGAACGCGAAGATATTTTACAACGGGACGTGGCATGAACTGCCGAACAAGGAGTTTTACCAGAACGGCGAATGGACAACGATTCCGGCGTCGGGGAAAATCCGGAGCAACGGGCAATGGATCGACCTGCATTCGCACGCATGGGCTTACGGGGAGAGCAACGACACCTGCCATGAATGCGGAGCGACGCGGACGCATGTGCACGCATGGCAAACCAGCGGCAGGTGCAAAACCTGCAATAAAATCTGTTCTCACAAATGGAGCTATGCGGAAACACTAAATACCTGTACAATTTGCGGGCATACGGAGTTTCATGTTCACGCGTGGAATGGCGCAGGACAATGCTCGACCTGTCATAAAAAATGCAATCACAACTGGAATTCCGACACCGGAGTTTGCACCATCTGCGGCATGGAATGCAGCCACAACAACTGGACATCGGAAACCTGTCCGATTTGCGGCAAGACCACGGATAAACTGATACCGTTCCATAGTGAAAACTGTGCATATTACATCAGTCATGGACAACTGAAAGCCTTTGACGGATCAGCAGTGAACTTCGGCTCCGGCTGGACGGCGATTGAAGGGGGTGAATTCAACCAGGATAAAATTGCAATCGGCATCCGGGACGGCAAGCTCTACAAAATCTTGAACGGGTCGCTGATAACACTGGATGGCAATACCGGGTGGACGGCGGTAGCATACGCAGGCTCAAATCTTTTTTCCGCAATCAAAAACGGCAGTCTGTATTATATTGATGAGAACGGAGAAATCAAGTCCGCAGGCAGTGGAACCGGCTGGACGCAGATATGTCCCGGTTTGGGGATTGCGTCCGGGGCATTATACCGGCAGGATACATTTACAACGCCGGTACGCATCGGCAGCAAGAGCGACTGGACAAAGGTTACGCCATATGCCGGACTGCGCGGCGGAAGGCTCATGCGTATAGACCTAACGCAACCGACGACGATGGAACCGAGCCAGTTGTCTGAATACATTGACTGGGAAGACGTTTGCAGTTTCCAAAAAAGTTCGGCATCCGGCACATACTGTATTTTAGGAATGCGGGACGGCAAGGCGTACATGTACACGACATCATCTGCTGAAAACCAGACAGGGACATCATCTGCAAAAGATCTGGGGACTGCCAATGCGATAACCTATCACAACACAACAGCCTTAATTCTGCGGGGCGACGGTATTTATAGACCGAAGGATGAGACATCCCCAATTATAAAAATGGTACTGGCGGCAGGAGGAAGTTACAGTGCGATTTGCGGCGTGAACTCGGACTATGTGCTGGCGTTGAACAGTAACGGCGATCTGGAAAAACTTGAAATACGATAAGGAGAACGACCATGGCAGAGGAAGGAGTTTTTATGACGGTATTTGAACTTGTGCAGAAGGCGCACCGGATGAATCTGGAAGGGGCGGGAATCCTCGAAAGTTTCAGCCTTGACGAAATAGGGCGGATATACAACGGGATCGGACCGGACCGTTTTCCGGACTGGCTGCGCGAACTGGTAACGGAAAGCGCAGGAATCTTCGAACCGGCGGCGGTAATCCATGACGTGGAGTATGAGAACGGCGGGACGTGGCGTGATTTCACGGAGGCGAACGGACGCTTCCGGCGGAACTGTTACCGGCTGGTGAAAGCGGAATATCCGTGGTGGTCTCCGCTGCGTTATGCGTGGCTGAACAAGGCGCGGCGGTGGGCGAATTACTGTCAGCTTTTCGGCTGGGATGGATTTCACAAGATCGAAGAGGCGTCTGATGGAAACGATCATTGAAGCGATCGGGAAAATCATGGCGGTGGTTGTTCCTATTTTCGCAGGTCTGCTCTGGGTTTTGAAAAGAATCGAGAATGGACAGGCGCGGATGATGAAGAAGATCCAGAAGGTGGACAAGCACAAAGTGAGTTACAAAGAATGCGACAAACGGCGGGCGGAGTGTCCGTGCAATAAAATCAATATGAGAGGATGAACGGCATGGAAAAGTATTTCAGAATGGCGGGTGCAGTGATTGCGGTTGTCTGGGCAGGACTGGTTCTGTCCGGGTGTGCAATGGAAACAGTGGCACAGGGAATGACGACCAAGAATGTTTCGGGAAACGGGACGGTGATTGACAGCCATATCGGAATCAACGCTGAAACCAAAATTCCGGAACTGCGGACGGTTTTCATCAGCGGCGACATTGCCACGGTGAAAGCCGGTACGAACGCGGTATCGTACAGAGAGGAAAGCGCGGCGAGCATCTGGAACGCGCAGAGCATCACCAAGAAGCGTTTTCTGGCGATTACCTTGACCGATGCCGGCGACGTTCCGGCAACCATTAAAGCTGTGGCGGAAGTCATTGCACGGCAGGAAGCGCAGGCGAAAGCGGAGAACGGAGAATGAATCTGATTCTGCCGCAGAAACCGAGGCACGGTTTTCATTCCATATCGGAATTGACGAACTGCGTGGAACATATCATTGACTATCTGGCGAAACAGAAAGTTCTGCTGGATGAAGGGAGTAAATCCAGCGGTGATGCGGAAGAGGAAGGCGGTTTTGAAATCAGCGACAAGGGCAAGGAACTGGAAATCGGCGGCGGTTTTGCCTACTGCAACGGGACAATGACAGCTGTTCCGGGCGTGAAACTGCCGAAACGCGAGGGTTATGTGTGTGTAATCACCAGCCACGACAACGAAACCGGAGTGTGGTCGACGCCGCACATCGGGTTCGGCACACCGGGACAGTTCAGTTATCCGATAGCGCGCGTGAAGAAAGTGAACGACACATACCGTTTGACCGTCGGGGGTGCGGCGGTTTTCATCGCAACGGAAGTCTGTCCGGTGGAAAAAGAATGGGTCGAACAGCAGAAGGGCTGATATGGCGATACGCAAAAACATGAAAGGGAATCTGCTGCTGTCGCCTTCCGGGAATCTTCTGATGCGGAATGAAACGTGTCTGGAAAGCGAAATTGCCATAAAAATCTACACACAGAATTTTCTTCATCACTGGTGTGTGGAGTGCATGGTAAGCGATCCGGACCGGGGATTCCGTCATGTTCCCAGCGACACGACGAAGGTGTCGTATGCGGCAAGTCTGATACTGATGCCGGGCGAATTCGACGTGCTGATCCGGTGGACGGCAGGACATTCGCCGTATCCTGAAATCGAGCTGATGAGCCTGACGGTATACGGCGTATACATACCGCCCGTGCCGATTCCGAAAGCGCCGGACGGCTGGCACAAGGCGGCGCACGTGAAAATCACGGAAGATTACCGGATCGAAGTAAACGGAAGATCCGTGAATTGAAATAACCATGGAATCATGGTCAATTCATTTCGGTTGCGGATTGAGCGGCTTCTATTTCGAGGAGATCGGAATCAGCCGAGACTTCGAAGCACCATTCGCGGGCGAAGATGTTCTGAATGCGGACGGGTCTGCCGTTTATCCATGAACACGGACAGTTGACCTGCAATCCGCCGGCGAACACGGAAAACGAACCGCCGCCGGATTCGGTGGTGGCGCGTACGAGCCGGAAACATACCGGTTTCGGGAAAACGAATACGGCCGACCGCCAAGTGAACTGCGAGCCGCCGTTGTATTGGGTGAGGCTCAATCCCTGCGGCAGGATGTCAAAGATATAAATGATTCCGGAATCCAGGTACAGGCGGATGGAGAAGTTGTCCGCTGAACATTTCATGGATTCCGGGTTCATATTCATCCATTGTTCACGGGAAAAGAAATTCCTGCTGATGACGGAATACTGTCCGGACGCGGAAATTTTAACAAGACCTTCTTCGCTGACATAGAAAGAATCTTCGCCGGATGAGCAGACGGAATCAGACGACAGGCATTTCAGACCGTCTGCAATTTTCGTCTGGCTCATGGATGAAGGATGCGAACCGCGCAGGATGGACGGGGAACCGTTTTCAGTGAAGACAATCACGGAATTCCCGACGACGGAAAGAGCGGTTACTGTTCTTCCGAAGCGGTATTCGTATCTGGACGGCCAGTTGTTTTCGATGTTCGGTTCAGAAAACCGTACTGTATTGCCGATTGCGGCGACGAGCGAGCCGTTGATTTCATGAAGGTATTTCATGCCGTCCGGCGGAGATTCCACGATGGAAAGCTGTTCCTGAAGCAGATAATCCTCTTTGGAATCCTCGTAAACGCCTTCGCCAGGGAACCGGTCGACGAAGAAATATCCGGCGGAAGTTACGGAGCCGCCAGTGCGGTAGATATAATAACCCGGTGCGAGTTCCTCATGTTCCGGGGCATGATCGCCGTGTCCGCCGGAATAAGCGGGCAGATGGATGCGGACAATATCGCCGGCAGTAACCTGAACTTCATCGGAGACGTCCGACGGCGGCGATTCGTGTCTGCCGTCCCAGTATGTTACGACATAGTTTCTGCGCTGAACATTTTTGACGACGGAACATTTGATGACGACGTCCGCGCCGGAGAGTGTCCATGCGCCGGAGCCGGGAGAGAATTTATTGATTTCAATCCCGTTGATGACGAGAGAAGCATAAACGCCGTGGTCTTTGTCGGTGATGGTAATCTGTCCGCCGTATTTGACGGAAACTTCATCGCCGTCGTAAAGAAGTTCGCAGGTGTCTTCGCTGACGCCGTTTACAATCATCATGCCGGGGGATTCATCAAGAACAAGACCGGGATAACGGAAATGGATCCGGCATTGCTGTTTATCATCGTCGAAAGTAATTTTATCCACATCAAGACGTGAAGTTCCGCCGGCAATTCCCCAGTTGTGGCGGAGCTGAAACTTCGGTGAATTATTGCTGTCGCGATAACCGGTTTCGAGATCCCAGAATGGAACGACTTCCACTTTTGCAATAACCGGTTTCCCTTGGGCGAGCGGGATATTGTCCTCGGTGAGCACACCGTTTTCAATAAGATATTTGCGTCCGTCCACTTCGGATTCTACGGGATTGTCCGAGGGGTCCGACCATGGCGGACAGTCGGAGCGCAGTTTGACTTTTCCGCTTCTGGTGGTGCAGTTGAGAGCGGTTTGTGCCGCGGATTCGGGCAGAGCGCGCGGATCGAGGACTGGAATTTCGCCGGAGAAGTTCTGAATATCTATTTTCATTTTATGCGTGTTCCTCCGGTTTGACCGATGGTTTCGAGAGCTTTGATGCGTTCTTCCATGTTTGAAATCTTATTCTGCAAGATGCAGACGGCTTCGACAAGGTTCTGAACGCATTGAAGGACTGTATCGGAAGAATCCGGCATGGAAATACCGCGCACGGCGGCGGCTTCGGGGCGTCGGATTTTGATCATTTCATACCTCCGAGCAGTTTCAGGTTTGCGATTTTGTTTTTCTGTTCGATGTCCGCTATGGTTTTCGCACGAGCTGTTTTTTCCTTCTGCTGATCGAGGTCGACCTGAGCGGCGATGCGCTGCGATTCCGCACGGAGTTTTTCAATGCGAGCGCGTTTTTCTTCAGCGTCGAGTTCAGACTGCTGCGAAAGAGCGGGAAGTTCCTGAATGATGGCGTTGAACTGCTGTTCAATCATCTGGAATTTTTCAGAGACCGCCTGCTGGAATTGAGCGAGCACGTCATTCTGCTGAGCCATATTCTGATTCATATATTTTTCAGCGTCAAGGTCGTTGGTTTTCATCCATTCGGCGAGGAGCGCGGGGAAATCAACGATCTGGGCGAGCATTTCGTTGGAGAGAGCCATGGAAATCATTTCTTTGATGACATTCATGCGCAGGACGCGGTCGTTATAAGAGGCGAATCCCATAGCCTGAACGGAGAAAGAACCTTTGAATTCTTCCGGAATCTGCGGGTCGAGCATATTCCAGTTGTAGAAGAATCTGCCGACCGGTTCAATCCAGTTGTCGTCGATGCCGCGAACGACATCGGAAATATATTTCCCTGCTTTCTCATTCCGCACGGAAACTTCATATGCAGTGGTTGCGTCGGACGGAGCGATACCATGAGCAATTTCCGGAATCATGGAAGCCTCGGAGCCGGATTCCCTGTAAAGCTGAACCAGATCGAAGCCGGATTGCGCGACGTCAGGGAATGTGAGCGGCTGAATTGCTTTGCGGACGTCGTCGCAGGACGCATCTATTTCAATGGTTTTGCCGGGATAGAAACGTCCTTTTTCGTTTTTATTGGCGAAGAAGATTGATTTTACCGCGAAAGCGGCATTGCAGGTAACTTTTTTATTGTCTTCGATCAGTCTGATGATGGAATCAAGGCTCTGCTGTGCCGGCGAACACATATCGACGATACCGCGTCCGCGCAAATCATCCACGGGATCTTCCCATGAAATATGAACATACGGGCGCGGGTTATTTTCAGCAACAGCAAACCGAACGAGAGTATTTTCCACGACCACGGCGATAATTTCGACATCCTTCCGGACAGCCGAATCCCGTTCTGTTCCGGTGTACTCCTTGTCCAGACCTTCGATGTATCTGGCTGGAACGCGTCCGTGAAATTCGATGACTTCGAGATTTTTCTTGCGTTTGCTGATGGCTCGCAGATGAGGAGATTCATTGTCCTTTTGCTGCGCGGAATTATTTTCGACGTCCGCATTGCGGGCAGCAGCAAGTTCGGATAAGGCGTCTCTGATATTCATACCGTCATCTTCGGAGAACGCGGAATAAACATCCTGCAAAGACATCATGTGCCGTTCGAAAATGCCGAGATTCTTCTGAAGGTCATGGTCTTCGAGGTCGGTGAAAATATCCCATACGGAAACATGCTTGAGTTTGAGACCCGGATGTTCCATCCTGACTTCGCGCCAGCCGTCCGGAGACGGGCGGTAAGCGGAATCGGTGAAGTGTTCGGTGCAGATACGGGTATATCCGGTGCCGTAAATGGCGGCGTCGCGGACACAATGTTTGAGCGCAATATCGGCATCAGCCCGGATGAGCTGCTCCTTGACCAGCCGCGTCATGAGAGCGACAGCGGCGGAAGAGTTTTCCGGATTGTCTTCATCATTCACCGCCTGCTCCGGAATCTGCACTTCATTCAGGATTCGTTCGGCGATGGAATTGAGAGTTTTATTTTCCTTCAGCCGCACCGGAACTTCACCGCCGACGAGCAGAACATCACAGACCAGAACTTTCCCGGCTTTCGCCTTGACGGAAGAAAGGTCGGAAACACTTTTGCTTCGCCAGTCATCCTTTTCCTTGTCGGAGCCGGTTTTATTTCCCATGCCGAGACGCTGGTCGATCTTGCCGCCGGGATTCATATCGTATGCGTTCTTGTTGCGTTCCCATGCCGGTTCAAGGATTTTGCGGTTGTCGGCAAAGTCCTTGAAAAGCGAACGGAGATATTGAGCGAGGTTTTCAGTCGGTTTCATGCAAATGCTCCTTTTCAGAATCCAAAATGTTCATACCAGCGTTTCAAACGCGGTGGCGGCGGCATCGGAGACTGTTCACTGAGTTCATCGGAATAATTTTTTTTAAGCCAGTTCAGGAATCCAGTTTCCTTGCCGGCCGTCCATTCCTTTTCCGGTTCGAGAGAAGTTCCTGGGCGCAGAAGCGGATATGACTTTCTGAAACTATTGACACGTTCCGGACCGTAATATTCCAGTGCCGCGTCGGCATCCGCCTGAGCATTCCGCAGACGAGCCTGCGAGGTCTCCGGCAATCCGCGGAGCTGAATGTTCCGCTGCCGCCGCTGAAAATCATTCATTTCATCCCGTTCCGCCGGCGTCCAGTCTTCATACGGTTTGGCAAGAATGGAACGAAGACGGTTTTCTTTGGCGTCAAAAGCGGAACGGTATCTGTTGTAGTCCTCATCTGAAAGCAGATTCCGGATCGGCGGAAGATGTTTTCCGCTTGCCAGCGCGTCATAATGACTGCGTTTCAATTCTTCGTTGACCGCCGCGGGGTCCTGACCGCTTTCGAGCATTTCCCGTTCCCATTGTTCGCGTTCTTTCTGCATGTTTCTGAATTCGTCATCTCCGACTTCGGCGAGGAATCCGCCGAGCGAAGTGTACTGATGAACCGGAATGCTGTTTTCGAAAGCGCGATCTTCTTCCTGCCGCTTCTGCGCGGCAATCCGTTCCTGCTCTCTTTGAACATCCTGTCCTGCCGCCTGTTCGAAATCCCTGAATTGAGGATTTGTCCAGCGGGACAAGCCCGGTGTCCGGTTCATTAAATCATGCGTGAATTTATCTGTCGCCGCTTTGGCTTCTTCTTTGGCTTCTTCCTGCTGCTTCCGGATGGCATTTGCCACATCCTGTTTTTTCTGTGCAATTGCCTGTTCAGCCGGAATGCCGTTGATGAAGTTCTTCGGAGTTTTCCTGGAAGGGAGCTGCGTCTGCGTCCGAGACGCGGGATCCATGACCGGCGGTTGAGGTGCAGACGCGATGGGTTGTCCCTGCTGTCGAGGTGCAGTCTGAACCGGCTCAACCGGAGACGGCGCATTGTTTTTCGGGATTTGAGTATGTCTTTTCAGCCATTCTTCCGCCTTTTGGATTTCCTGGTCGATACGGTTCTGTTCTTTCCGGATCCTTGCGATTCTGTTTTCCTCGTTGAATGTCGATGTGTGCATATCCGGCGGATTGTCTGATTCGACGCGTTTTCTTTTTTTCTGCAATTCCTGTATTCTCTGTCTGACCTGCTGGATGGTGTCCAGTTTTTGCTTGAATTTTTCCGGGTCAAATGCTTTTGCCATACTGGGACTTGTTGATTGAGCATTCTGATTCTGCGCCGCCGGCTGGTTCCGGGCATTCTGCCGGTTCTGTGCCGGCGGAGCGGCGAGCAGCTGAGACGCACGGGTCAAGCCATACTGCATGGCGTTGTTCTGGAAATTTTTGAATGCGCCGGGCTTTTTCAGATTGTCCATCAGCTGTTTCGGGTCGAGATTATTGGCTCTGGCGTATGCTTCGACGGACGCCATGGCGGCGGAATTTGCTTCGGAATTTCCGGCGTTGTAGTATCTGGAAAAAGCGCGCACAAGTTCCGGATTGGAAAAGAAAGCCTCGTCGTTTGATGTATATGTCAAATCGGCAAGACCTTTGGAAAGACGGTCATAAAGAACTTTCTGACTGTCATAGATGCCGGGATGGTTCTGCCGGTAGGTGCGCATTTCTCCGTTTTTCCATGGGGTGAGCCAGCTGTCGCCGGTGTTTCCGGTCTGTGTATCGGACAAATGCGCTTTACGGTAGCCGGACAGGTCATATACAGACGTGAGACCTTTCTGTCTTGCATTGCGTCCGATAAAGGCTTCCATGGAAACCGGGTTTTCCGGGTTGGAGATGACCTGCAGTTTGAAATCGGCGGTCATTCTCTGTATCTCTTCCGGGGAGAAAGCATTTTTACCGTACATTTTTTCGGCGGCGGCGTTTACGGATTCCGGAGTAACTTCCTGATTGTATGCTTTGGCGCGGTTCAAATCCGCCGCAGGAGTTCCGTAACCGGAATTTCCGCTTGATTTTGAACCGGAATTTCCGCCTGATTTTGAACCGGAATTTCCGGCGGATGATTTCCCTGTTCCCATGTTTGTCAGCCGCGCAGCCTGCAGCTGGAGTTGAGCCATACGATAGGCATTCCGTTCCCTGCGGTTCTGTTCATCCTGGTTGCGAGCATACTCACGTTCTTCATTCCGTTCCCTGCGAGCCTGTTCAGCGGCATTCAGTCTGTCCTGGCGATTCTGCTGCATCATCTGATATTGCAGATTCTCCTGCATGGCGGCGAGACGTCCGCGCGCCTTGCCCAGTTTCTTTGCGTTTGCCATATAGTTCACCTCATCTGCCGTAATAGTTGTCTGCGAAAGCATCCATCATGGACGCCCCGCGCGTGAACGGGGACGCTCCGAACATTCGCTGATACGACTTCTGGCGCCACCGGTCAGCTTTCCCGCTGCTCCAAACGTTCCTGTTCTTCTGAATCGGC